TTTTTACGATGGTCCAGAGTTTCCATCTAACGGAAGAATTATGTGGGATGCTTGGGGTGGAGATGCAGGATTTTCATGGAGTCGTGCAATTGTAGAAAGAGAAAAAAAGAAAGTAGAAAAGGTTTGGCAGGGAACTGCCTTTGATTTAAGAAAGTAGGGGGTAATGGATAATTTAGAAAAAAATGAATTAATTCAATTAATATCATTTTATAAACAAAAACTATCTGACGTAGAACTAGAGTCATTAAAACTACAACTTGAAGTTAATAAACTTAATTCTATGGTTTTAGGTTTAAGTAAAGAATCAGTTAAAAAAACTAAATAAAATGGAATATTTATTAATTATAGGCTTGACATTGTTTCTTTCTTGGTCTATAATTAAAGTATCAAATAAAAAAAGAATAACATTTTTAAAAAATATTAAATATCGTCAAAGCGATATGTATGAAATGATCAAAGATGTTATTCCAAAACAAAGGTTTGATAAGACTAAGTTTATTACTCAATCTCAAAAACATGTTCAAAAAAATATGTTAAGAGTAGTAATAGAAAAAGATAAAGCATATTGGATATTGGGAAATGTTTTTTATACTGCTAATGCTATTAATGGCAGAGTAGATGAAAACACAATAAAACCACTAGATGTTGAAAATATGTCTAAAAAAGAATTAGATAAAATGTTATCAATACTTGATGACTTAAAACAAGGGGTAGGACCAAATGATAGTGGCAGTACAGGGAACAAAAGAGTTTAATCAGTACAACATATTTCTACGTGCTATGAGTGTTGCCCTGTCGGAAATGAAAAATGAAGATAATGAATTTATCATTTATTCCGCTGGCCCATCAAAAATAAATAATTTTGTTTCAGAGTTCTCTAATTTATCAGAACGTGGAATGAAGGCAAGAGGCAAAAAAATTAAATTTTATAATGTAGCGCCTGCATGGTTAAGCGAACATATAAATCAAATTAATTATTTTGCTTTTTTAAGTAATCCAAAAGAATCAAAATCAAAATTAGTTTTAACTGCAGAAGCAAATAACATTGACGTTGGTCTTTTTAAATATTAGGAGAAAAAGTGATTATTAGAAGTTTAAACACAATGGAAAAAATTGTAAATAAAAATGAAAACCTTATTTGGCATGCTTGGGATGTAATTGATTTAAAAGAGTCTGATACAGCAAAAACTTCCCCCATGGGCATTAGAATAAAAAACAAATGGTACTTACATAGAGTTTATAAACCTGGTCGTAATGGTTGGGATATACCAAATAAGTATAAGGATTAGCCTTGAAACAGCATTTGTGGAAAGATAAGGCTATCTGTTTAGGTCTTGATACAAACATATATTTTGATAAGTATGAAGATCAAGAAGATTCTAGGCATAACGTTGATGAACTTTGTAAGCAATGCCCAGTTAAAAAAATATGTTTTGCCAATGGGGTTTCTGGAAAAGAGTGGGGTGTTTGGGGTGGGGTATACTTAGAAGGTGGAGAAGTTTCAAGAGAATTTAATAAACATAAAACAAAAAAGGATTGGTCTGAAACTTGGCAGTCTTTAACAATGGAGCAATAATGAATAAAAAGTTTTTAATAACTCCATTAGAAGAAGGAGCAGATCATTTTTTTAATATAGAGCCATCCTCTGAATTTATTCCAGAGTGGTATAGGAAATCTGTTGGTAGAATTCCTGGTACAAATTCTGAACTTACAATTAATAATTCAAATGTAACAACTTCTACATATAAAAGGTGTACTCCATTTTTTGATGCTATAACTGCTGGATACATGATGTATTTGACAGCAGACATAGAGGTAATAAAACAAGAAAATAATCTACCATACATTATGTGGAGAACTGCAAGAACAATTATTACAGAACATTCTTCAAATCAGTGGGAAGGTTTGCCCTGTCCAGATGGGTATTCTCCATTTGTTTATAAATGGCATAACCAATTTAATATTAAATTACCAAAAGATTATTCGTTAATGTTTTTAAGTCCAATAAATAGGTTTGATCTTCCATTTTTAACAATTACTGGAATTGTTGATTGTGATACTTGGACTGGGAATGTTCACTTTCCATTTTTTATTAAAAATAATTTTACTGGTGTTATTGAAAAAGGTACGCCAATTACACAAATAATACCAATTAAACGTGAATATTGGAAAAAAGAACACGGCAACTACGATGCTAAAATTTCATTCTTAAATCAAGAAAAAATTTTTTCTACAATAAAAAGATCATATAAAAATAATTTCTGGCATAAGAAAGAATATAAATAATGTACACAGATACTATGCGTAAGGCTGTGCATTCAATTACACCACCTAAAGGTTTTGGAGTGGAGATTATTGACAATGAGCACTTCCTTACGGTAAAATTAGATGAAAGAAAATTTTTGCACATGGTGCACGATGATAAAATATCAGCACTACAGTATGTTGTAAAATTAAAAAAAACTTTAGAAAAATGTGGGGCTATAGTTTTAATAACTAGAGAGGCAATAAAATGATCAAACAAATTGCATTATTTTTTATTTGTAAAATAAAATCACATAACCTTGTTGATGCTGGATCATGTCCGTTTACTGGAAAAAGTTATAATGGTTGTCTAAGATGTGGAGCAACAATAACAAAATGAAAAAGAAAACAAAAATAATAATACTAATATTTTTATCTTTTTTAACTGCCGTATCACTTTGGACAGCAGCAAATTTTAAAAAAATTTCTGATTTAAATATTTTTGATATAGAAGAAGATTAATGCAAACCTTTCTACCCTACAAAGATTATAACCAATGTGCAGAAATACTAGATAATAAAAGATTAAATAAACAGATATTAGAGTCCTATCAAATACTCAAAGTTTTATCTGGTCAATCCCAATCAGGTGCTTGGCGCAACCATCCAGCGGTATTGATGTGGAAGAATGCTGAAAAATCATTGCGTATATACGTTAATGCCATGATTAAAGAGGCTAGACTTAGGGGTATTAGGACAGATGGCAATGAGACCAATCTAGACGCCTTAGAGGCCGTTTCTGGGCATTTGTGGGGTACTGCTAAGCCAGTCTGGAGTCAGGCATCCCATGTAAATCGTGTCAATATTACCCATAGGGCTAATCTTTATCGTAAAGATCATATTTATTATGCAGAGTTTTATAAAGATATTCAGAGTAAACACAACAAACCATGTTGCGATAAATGTTTATACTATTGGACAACTCACGCTATTAGGGATAGAGTACAATAGATAGTATGGAAATGATGTTTTTGATATTTTTTGCTACCCTGTCTTTTTCCTTTGCACTATCCTATTGGGCAACGTTTGATAAACTAAAAAAGTCTAACTTGCTGGTGGCTGAACTTTTTATAAAAAACAGGGCACTTGAAGAATTAAACTCTCAAGTTAATAACGGTATCAATATGTCTGACGATACGCTACATAAAGAAAACTTTATAAAATTCCTATCTGATTCTAGAGACTGGGCATTTGAATATATTGAAAAGTCACAGCAAACCATTAAAGAGGTTTCAGATGAGTTGAAGGTAAAAGGTTTGGATAACTATTCTGACAAACTTTTAGCGCTTTTACCAGAGATGGGTCAAGGAAAAAAATAACATGAGAGATGTTCTGTTATCAATTATCACAGGTTTTGGATGCGGTGTTGTGTTCGCAGCATTCAAATTGCCAGTACCAGCACCACCAGTTTTTGCGGGAGTCGCAGGAATTATTGGTTTATGGATTGGCTATAAAACACTAACACAAATTATATCCTAGGAGGAATAATGAATAACTTATTAAACGATAAGTCAAAGGCAATGCTGGCATCATACGGACGATCCGTTCTTGGCGCAGTAATTGCACTTTACATGGCTGGCGTAACTGATCCAAAAGATCTATGGGCTGCACTAGTTGCTGCTCTAGCGCCCGTTGCATTGAGAGCGCTCAATCCTAATGACAAATCATTTGGCGTATTACCAGACACTGGTATTATTTCAGATGCTCTTGGCAAGATTGTGCCTGTTAAAAGTGCACCAAAGAAGAAGGCTGCTAAGAAAAAGTAGTTTATTTCATAAAGGGGGCAAACTTAAAACTTGCCCTCTTTATTTTTTTATAATGGGGACTAATGGACTTTGTGTATATATGTAAAGATGGAGTAAACGAAGAACTAAAGTATTCAATTAGATCTGTTGTTGAAAGTTTTCCAGAAGCAAATATATGGGTTGTTGGTGGTAAGCCTGACTGGTATACAGGAAACTATATAAAAGTAGAACAAAAAGAATCAAAGTATAAAAATGCTGTAAAAAATTTAGAAACAACTTGTCTTTCACAAGAAATATCGCAATCGTTTATTTTAATGAATGATGACTTTTATATTATTAAAAAAATAGATAAAATAGAAAATTTTCATAGTGGATACCTATTAGATAAAATAAACTTATATCAAAAACTAAATGGTAACTCTCAATACACCAGGAAACTTTCGGGAACATATAAAAAACTTAGAGCCTTGGGATTTGAAAACCCTTTAGACTATGAACTCCACGTTCCAATGATTATGGAAAAAGAAAAATTAAGGATAGTGCTAGAACTTTTAGATCAATTCTTATGGAGATCTATATATGGAAACAAGTTTGATGTTGGTGGCACACAAATGGAAGATGTAAAGGTTTACAATTCTGGGCCACTAGTTCTTAAGTCTTATAATTTAAACATAGACGATCATACATATTTATCTAGTGCAGATAGTTCATTTAATAGTATATTTAATAAAATACTTAAAGACAAGTTTAACAAAAAAACTAGATTTGAGCAATAAGTTCTAGGTATTTATCTTTTAATACTGTTGGTGCAAAGTTATTAAACCCTAACTCGTAAGCCTGTTCTTTATAATTAGTTTTATCATTGATAGACATATACTTATCAATTGTTTGTGCTAACAAAACATTATTTGCTTCAAACAAATTAATTCTAACCTTTGTTCTAATGCTTCCTATAGAGTCTGAATCAACCAACCAATCTTGTGGCAAGATCTGATTATTGGGTGAAACATTTGTCATAAAAACGGGGAGACCAGAAAGCAAAGCCTCATTCATTGGTAAACATAGTCCTGCATATCGTCTTGGTAATACCATAGCGTCAAAGCCGTTATACAGATCTTCCCTGTTTTCTGGATTACCAATTTCAATCTTTAATCTTGAGTCTGTTACATTAGTTACTATTTCACTTTGACTTCTAATTACTAATTCATAGTCAGCCTTAGAGTGTTTTAACATATTTATTACAGTTTCAGTACCGTTTCTATCTTTGGCTGCTTTCTTACCAGCAATGTGTAATAGTCTATTGTGTGATTTAGAAATGTTGTTATTTTTTACAGTTGTAAATAACTCAGGGGTGGTAGGTGGCGGAAGATGAATTACTTTTGTCCTATCTCCAAACATGCTTTGAATTGTTTCAATTTGCCATAAACTAGGCGATAACAATACCGTTGG